TCGTCCACCTCTTGGATGACGTTGGCCTCACTGAATTGCTGGACGACATTTTGAGGTCGGTCCTGCGTCAAAAAGAGCTTGCCTTGGCTGTAGTAAATCAGGCCGCGGAAGCAGGAGGCTAAAGCGTTGAGGACTTCGTAGACACTGCCGGGGCTTTGTAGGTAGACATTGCAGGTGAAGCGGGGCTCAAAGCCGCCCGCACCGTCGGGCACCAGTTCATCGCAATACTGTGAAATGGTGTACAGATACCAGGGGTCAATAGCAATTGTTGGCACATAACGTGCAACACCAAATCGCTGGTTAAGTACGATGTCGCGGAAGATCCAAGCGGGGTTGTCGGTCCACGCCATCTTGAAAGTGCCGTCCCAGAAACCGGTGTAGGCGCGGGTGACTGGGTTGTAGTTGGTTGGGACTTGGACCCGCTTGCCGCGGAGGCGCACGGATACGTCAGGAATGCTTGCGAACTGGCGAGCGTCGATCTTGACGCCCAGGACAGCTGTTGCAGGGTACGCAAACTTTTCGTCGATGATTTCGGCGTAGCTCTGCCAAGTGATGCCGTTCTGCAGGTAGGGCGTGGAGCTGTCGGCTGTGAGGCGGGTGACACGGATAGTCCACGGGGGGCTGCCGTTTAGGTCGAACTCATAGGCGCGTTGGAATTGGCTGTTTGACTTACCGCTGACAGTAGGCTCGGCCACCGTGACGTAAGTAGGACTGCCGTTGGCGGATACGGCAATTCGGTAGCTGACACTGGTGCCAGTGACATCGCCATTGGTTTGGTTGCTTGATTGCAGGGCCGGGTGGCTGATGATGACGCGGCAACGCTCAACGTCAATGTCGGTGATGGTTTGCTCGACGGGCCCAGCGGCTTGGGTGACAGCGATACCAACGCCAACGGAATTTTCGACAGTGCTGAACCCCGGCATGGGGGTTTGGGTTTCGTCGGTGCCGGTGCGGCTGTCGAGGGTGTAGCCGGTGAAGTTGTAGGTGCCATCCGGGTTCTGGATTGGCGTGGAATCCAGGAAGATGTCCTTTTCAGCGCTATTGGGGAAGCCTTCGATTTCGCCTTCGCTGATGGCGTAGACGGTCTTGGCAAACGCAACAGAGAAAAGGTTGTTGGCCTCTTCGATTGGCTGGCGCGATTGCGCCGTAACCGTGACGTATTGATTGACGACCGGTTCTTGTCTGCGGCCGCCGCCTTCGCCGCTGACTTCGGGCACGTTCAGGGTGTTATCAGCGGGGGTGTCCATCACAGTGAGTTCTGCAGTTCGAGGCCAAAGGACAGGACGGGTAATGCACCGACAATGCGTTCGCCGTAGAGCACCGGCACCACGTCGCCCTGAATGGTGTTGGCGTTGCTCTTGTCGAAAGTGAAGCTTTTCAGTTGATTATCGCTGCGGCCTTCGGTGGGGCCTCCGCCAACGGCACCACCAACCGTGGGCATTTTGGGCGTGGGCGTAAGGAGTTCGGCTACGCCGCCGAAGATCATTGAAACGCCAAGCATCGTTGTCACACTGACAATTGCACTTGCCGTGCCGTAGCCGATCGTACCGGCCCACACCGCACCTCCAAGCACTACAGGCAACGCGAAAACCGCAAGCGCTACTAGCGCCACACCAGCAACAATCTTGCCAACTCCGCCACGGCCTGCAGGCAACGGCGCCAGCACCATGCGCTTGCTGAGGGGCCAAAGCAGCTGGTCTTCGTCAAGGCCCGTTGGGTCTTCGGTGACGACGCGCCAGTTGATGCCGTTCTCGCCTGATTCCAGCAGATACTGGCGCAGCTCAGGCAGCTGAACGCAGAGGGCGCGAAGGGCTTCGGCGGGGGTTTTGACGGCCAGCTGGAAGCGTCGGCCGAAGCGCCTGCCTGCTTCACCCAATAGGCGAATCGTGACCATTAGGCGCTCCTCCGTACCACCATGTAGGTATTCTCGCGGAAATAGCCGCTGTAGGCACTGAGGCCAGAGAAGCGGTCCACAAGGTGTTGGTACAGCATATTCGCAGCCGGATCTTCCATTACTGCGACGTGGTTGCAGGTCACATCGTTGCGGATGCGGAACAGGATCACGTCTCCGCGTTGCAGTGTTTCCGTTGGTGGGATCCGGGTGAAGCCTTCGGCGGCGAAGTTGTCCTCGAAATGGGTAAAGCCGCGGGTGGCCCATTCGCCTTCGTAGTCGCGTGGGTAATCACCGAGGGTGATGCCGAGCTGTTGATGGAACCAGTCGCGTACCCCGGCGTAGCAGTCGTAGACGCCGTAGTTCCAAGGGCGGCCCACGAGGCCGGCGTCTTGGCGTGGGTCAAGCCAGAAGCACTGCGAACTGCCACAGTCCCAGACGACGTAGGGCAGGTTGAGCGTTTTGCAGGCTCGGATGTCGGCGGGGCTGAATCGGGCGTAGTTGGCGTGGCTGTGCCAGCTGGCGATGGCGTCGTCAAGGTACTGCGCAGTTTCCGCGGCGCTGATGACGAAGGTGTCTGGCTCGATGGACGTGTTGACGCACTCAACCACGCTGCCGTCGCTGAGGATGAAACCGCACGCCTCTTGGGGATATGCAGTTTCTGCATAGGCGCGGATGACCTGCTGTTGGGCCTGTGTCAGTGGGCTGGCGTAGTTGCTGAGTGTCATTAGCCCTGAGAATCGACGAGGCCGGGGAAGCCACCAAAGGGCAGGCGGCTGGTGGCGCCAAAGCGCAGTTGGCAGCTGCTGAGGCGTTTGCCACAGGCGTCTTGGGCCAGGGTGGCTACGACGTTGTCGCTGGCATCCCAGTAGTTGCTACCGGAGTAGTGGCAGCCGATCTCGCTGCGGTAGATCCACTGGCATTGCTCGCGCAGCAGGCGGCGGCCGGGGAGGCTGCGTCCCTCGAGATCAAAGGGAACCGCGAGCTGGAAGGTGACCGCAAGCTTGGTTTCGCTGGACTTCTGCTCGACGACCCAAGAGTCGGGGCCCCAGAAAGCGTCGGGGTCTGCGGCGGGTTGGCCGTCGAGGTAGGTGGTAAGGGTGCGGATTCGGCTGACGCTGGCACCAACGAGGTCTTCGTAGGTGTTGGTGAGGGCTGTAATGCCGAGGCCGACGTTGGCGAAGGTGATGCTGGGGCGCTCCAGTTGGCCGCTGGTGTTCAGCTCAAAACCGCTGGCTTGCAGCGGTAGGGCGGTATAGGTGTCGCCTTGGTAGACAACGTCGGCGCCACCAACCTGCGTCCAGTTGCAGAAACGGTAGATCGCCTGATCGGTGCTGCCGGGCGGCAGCAGGATCGTGATGTCCAGCGTGAAGAGATCAACGACCTCTGAAAGCTGGGTTTTGAAAGTTTGGGCGTTAGGCGGTTGCTGGGTCATGTGTAAACACGCTCCAGTTCAAAGCTAACGCCGTAAATGTCGGGGCCAATGTGGCTGATTTCCCAGCCGTCGCGAACAACGTACTGTTTGGCGGAAAGACCCAGTGTGATCTTGATAGGACGTGAGTTTGGAATGGTGACTGCAGTCAGTACGCCCGAAGAAAGGTTGGCTGTGTAGTTAGTAGGACGGGTATAACCTTCTAAGTCCAGTGTGCTGATATTGGTATAGCCGAGAGTTAGTGTGCCAGCAGCAAATTGGCCGTAGAAGACTTTGGTGGCTTCTGGGTCGGTCCAGGCAAAGGAGGTGCCGCGTTTGCGCAGCAGGTATGCCTCAAGGCCCCAGGTGTCTAGGCCGTTCATGGGAGGGGTGCGGCACTGCCACACTTCGTTTTCGGCGTTAAGGCCGTCTGTGATGATTTGGCTGTAGCCGTCGCCAAACTGCACCCGTTGGCTGCGGGTGCTGCGTCTGACGGTTGCCTCAAAGCTCAGGCGCAGGTCGTCGATGTCGAGGAAACCGATTGCGCTCATCGCAGCATCCCTCCGCTACGCCGTTCATTCATCAGCGTTCCCATCACAATACCTTGGACTTGACGGGCGATCTGCTTCTGGGCTTCCGCGCCAAGGCTTTCGCCTGTGTTTTCGACGGTGATGTTGATACCCCCGTTGACAATGGTGTCGCCACCTCCAGCCAGTTGGTTGTTGGCCACGATGGAGCCGCTACGGCCAGGTACGAACAGTTCAGGGCCGCGTTCACCGACGATGTAAGGCGAGCCACCGGTGACGGGGCCGCCGGCAGCTCTGTACTGAAGCGCACCAGCGTTGAAGTTGGCCAGTGGATCGGCTACCGCTGCTGTGTTACTGCCAGGCATTAAAATGCCGAGAACTTTCATTATTAGCGCCTGCGCAATCATGCGTGTTGCCATGTCAAGAAACGCTTGACCGATGTTTTGGAACATCGTGGCAAACGCTTCCTGTACGGTGCCCGTACCATTAACAACAGCTGTTACGGCGCCGGACATTGCCGTGGACAACTCGTTGGTAACAATACTTCCGTACTGTTGCATCAGTTGATTTTGTTGCAGCTGCTTTTTCTCCAGCTGATCCAGAATTCCAAGACGTTCCATCAATTGAATCTGATGGGCTTGCTCTAAAGCAATTTGATTTGTGTAATCTTCTACGGCTTTGTCTTGGTAATTAGCTTTTGCTACATTTAATTTTTCTGTTAAATCTACTATTTTATTTGTCTGTTCGCCCAGTAACTCAGTTCTTCGTATCTGTTGATCCAGTTGCAATAGGGCTTCTTCCGCAGCAGGACCTCCAAAAGGATTGGCAACATTAATGCCTAGTTTTTGGGCCTGTGTTTCGAGGCCACGTAGCTGCTGCCCTCTGGCACGTTCTTCAGAAACACGAGTTAATTTTTCTTGAAGATCTAACTGATTAGCAAGTGCAACTAGTTTATTACTCTCTAAAGAGGCTAGCTGTTTTGCGTTAGTTACCTGCTGTTTATAAAGTTGAACAATTAAACCGCTGTTGTACACATTTGTTGTGTTTGCTAACGCTTTATCTCTTTCAATTTTTAA